CGCGGTCCTGCTCGCCTTTGCCGGCGGAGGTTCGCAGGGCCCGATCGCCTCAATGATTGCCTTCCTTTGCGCAACTTTCGGCGGCGTCTTGACGGGCCTTACGATCAGTGGCCTCGCCATACTGATTGCCGGCCGGACCGACGATCACCTGATCGAGATCACGCTTACGACGGTCGCCGCTTACTCTTCCTTCCTGGTGGCCGAGCACTTCCATGCGTCGGGTGTCATAGCGGCCCTGACGTCCGGCCTGACCATCGGCCGCTTCGGCCAGAGCATCTTTGCCGCCGACGAAGGCCCGCTCATCCTGTCCCTTTGGGAATATGTCGCGTTCCTCGCCAACTCCCTGGTCTTCATCCTGATCGGGATGAACGAGGCCAGTCAGCCGCTTCGCGAGTTCGCGTCGCTCGCTGCCGTGGGGGCAGTTGCGCTCGTCCTGCTCGGCCGAGCGGTCTCGATCTACCCGCTGGCTCTCCTGTTCAGCCGGTCCCGATGGCGGTTACCGATGCCGTATCAGCACATCCTCTTCTGGGGAGGATTGAGAGGGGCGCTGGCCCTGGCGCTTGCGTTGGCCGTCCCCGCCTCCGTTCCGGAACGCAACGCAATCATCATCACTGCATTCCTGGTCGTGGCATTCTCGATCCTCGTCCAAGGACTGACGATGCCCCGGCTGCTGAGGTGGTATGATCTTCGGGAGCACCAAGAAACGTAGCGTCCGTATAACCAAATAGGCGAAATAGTGCTTGACATCGTGACGCTGATTGGTTAAACGGTAGGCACAGTGAAGAATTGTGATTCGGGCGGCGCTCCCAAGGAGCGGCCGCCCGATTTCGTTTGGGGAGGAACGGATGGCGCGGAAGAAGGAGCTGACGCTCGTCGCAGCCGCGAAGCCGCAGCAGAAGAAGAAAGCGAAGCGCGACTGGTCGAAGGAGAAAGCCGTCAGGTTCCTGTCGGTGCTCGCCCTGACCTGCAACGTCAGCGAAGCCTGCCGGGTGAGCGGCGTTCCGATGACGGTCGCTTATCGCCGCCGGAAGATGGACGCGGGCTTTCGCGCCGCTTGGAACGAGGCGATCGCGATCGGTTACCAGCGGCTCGAAGCGCTGCTGCTCGACCGGGCATTCAACGGCACCGAGAAGGTGATCACGCGCAAGGACGGAAGCGAGGAGCGCGTCCGCGAATATCCGAACCAGATCGCGCTCACGCTGCTGAAGATGCACCGCGAGACGGCGATCGAGGCGGACTTCAGCCCGTCCGACGAGGAAGTCGCGGAAATCCGCGAGCGGCTGGTGAAGAAGCTTCAACGCATGAAGAAACGGGATGAAGAAGAGCAGGAAGCGGAAAGAGCCCGGCTACGGGGTGATGCGCCACGAGCAGGCGATCCTGAGCAAGGCGCCGCCGGAGCTGCAGCGGAGGGTCATTGACACGCTGACCTTCGAACAGGCGATGAAGTACGACGCCGACTTCGAGGTGTGGGCGCACAGGAACCAGCTGCCGCCCAACGGCGAGGGCTGGACGACCTGGCTGATGATGGCCGGGCGCGGCTTCGGGAAGACGAGGGCGGGGGCGGAATGGATCTTCCGCCTCGCCGACGGGAAACCCAACGTCCGCGTCGCGCTGGTCGGGGCGACGATCGCCGAGGCGCGAAGCATCATGGTCGAGGGCGTGAGCGGATTGCTCAGCGTCGCCGGGCGTCACCGGCGCCGGCTGGGCTGGGAGCCGAGCGTCGGGCGGCTGATCTGGCCGAACGGGAGCGAGGCGAAGCTGTTTTCGGGCGACAGCGCGGACGGATTGCGCGGGCCGGAGCATGATTTTGCCTGGGCGGACGAACTCGCCAAGTGGCGGCAGGCGGGAGACGCGTGGATGAACCTGGAATTTGGGCTGAGGCGGGGGCCGCGGCCGCGCACTTTGGTCACGACCACACCGCGGCCGATGGAGTTGCTGCGGCGGATCGACGCGGACCCGTTCACGATCACGACGCGCGGGAAGACGAGCGACAACATCAACCTGGACGAGAGGGTGATCCAGCGGCTGATGGCGACATACGGAGGAACGCGGACCGGGATGCAGGAGCTGGACGGGGAGCTGCTGAAGGACGTCGAGGGGGCGTTGTGGACTCGGGAGATGATTGAGCGGGCCCGGCTTTGCCCACCCCCAGCCCCTCCCTGGGAGGGAGGGGAGACTTACGCGCGGATCGTCGTGGGCGTCGACCCGCCGGCTGGGACAGGCGAAGGCGTGGACGCGTGCGGGATCGTGGTCGCGGGCTCGCGGGGCGAGGAGCTTTACGTGCTCGAGGATGCCAGCGTGCGCGGGCTTTCGCCCGAGGGCTGGGCGAACCGGGTCGCGGCGGCCGCGGTGCGGTGGAACACGAGCGTGGTGGTCGCCGAGGCGAACAACGGCGGGGCGATGGTCGAAAGCGTGCTCAAAGCCGCGGACCTGCGGCTGAAGGTGCGCCTGGTCCATGCGTCGAAGGGCAAGAGCGCCAGGGCCGAGCCGATCGCGCTCAAGTTCGAGGCGGGCAAGGCGTTCTTTGCGGGCAAGTTTCCGGAGCTGGAGGCGGAGCTCGGCGGGCTAACTGCCGGCGGCGGTTACGAGGGGCCGACGCGGTCGCCGGACCGGGCCGACGCGATGGTCTGGGCGATGACGGTGCTGAGCGAGACGCGCTCAGGACTGCCGCGGGTGCGGAGGTTGTGATTCAAGGCTTTACGTTCTGACGGAGAGGTGTAGCACAGTCACGTTGTCGACATTGCAGGGGAAGCGGCATGGCGACTTTAGCGGGGAGACTGTTCCAGTCCGAGCGGCGGCCTGACGTCCTTTCGGGGACGCCGCGGGCGCATGCGATCGACCGGTGGATATTCGTGTTCATGGCGGCATGGTTCATCGCGATCGTGCTGACGGGGTTCATCCCGGATTCGATCATGAAGGTGGGGATGGTGCAGTCCGGAGCGCGGCCGCCGTTCCCGATCGTCATGCACATGCATGCGGTGCTGATGGGGTCGTTCCTGCTGCTGCTGCTGACGCAGACGGCGCTGATGGCGACGGGTCGGACGGCTTATCACATGAAGCTGGGGCTGGCGGCATTCGTGCTGGCGCCGGCGCTGGTCATCGTTGGCTTCGTCCTGGCGCCGACCATGTATCACGAGACCTGGAACGCGCTGCAGACGGCGCCCGCGGCGAAGCGGGGCGCGCTGCAGGACCAGCTGTCGATCAAGGAGAACATCCTTCTGCTGCAGATCCGCATCGGCATATTGTTCCCTGCGCTGCTGGCGATCGGCATCAGGGCGCGCGGAGTGAATGCGGGACTGCACAAGCGGATGATGATCCTGGCAACGGTGATTCCGCTGCCGGCCGGGATAGACCGGATCGCCTGGCTGCCGACGACGCTGCCGGCGAGCCCGATCGCGACCGACCTGTACACGATGCTGGCGATCTCGCCGATGTTCGCGTGGGACGTCATCCGCAATCGGGGCGTTCACCGGGCCTACTGGATCTGGCTGGCTGCATTCCTCCCGTTCTCGGTGGCGGTGAACATATTGTGGGAAACGCCCGGGTGGCACGCGGCAGCGAAGCAGATCATGGGTGTGGGCTGAGCTGAATTTTCTAAGTGGGTAAGCCGTCACGGGAGTAAATCCCGTGACGTCAGTCCGGTCGCCTTCGGCGCCGGCTGGCCGGCTTTCGCCGTCTCTTCGACATAAGCAGCAAATCGCTGCGCAATTTGCCGCTTATGCACGGCGGCTCACACAGCCGACGCTGATGCTCGCCGCCTCGTCACCGTCGCCCGGATGGAAGAGCAGCGGGGTGGAGATCGTGGCGTCTACGCAAACGAGCATGACTCGAACGGCGCTGCGCAAGAGCGTGCTCGGGCGGACGCTCGGTGTGCTCGCAGCGGGCGAGCCTTATCTCGTCGACGACATCTCGACCATCGAGGTCGAGCTGATCGACGCCGATCAGTGGCTGATGAGCTGCGACGATGATGCACTTGTCAACGGAAGCAACCTCGCTGCGATCGGCGGCGAGCTGATCCAGTTCGGGGAGGCCGTGCCGGTTGGCCCGGCACGGTTCAGGCTGAGCCGCTTGCTGCGCGGCCGCGCCGGGACCGAGTGGGCGGCAGGTGGGCATTCGATCGGCGAAGCTTTCGTCTTGATCGAGGCGGATGCGGTGCGGCCGATCGAGCTGCCTGACTGGGCGGTCGGGTCACAGGTTTCCGCACGGATACCCGGCGGCGCAACGCAGGCCGCGACGATCACAGCGACAGCGGAATCGCTTCGCCCTCCGTCGCCCGTCAACCTCGCCGCCTCGTTCAATGGCGACGGCGACCTGGCTCTGAGCTGGGTCCGGCGCAGCCGGCGCGGCTGGGCGTGGGTCGACGAGATCGACGCGCCGCTCGGCGAAAGCCGCGAACAATATCGGGTGACGCTCAACGGACCGCTCGGCTCGATCGATCTGACATGCGCGACACCGGGCCTGACGATCATTCCGGGCGACCTTGCAAGTTTGGGCAGCGGGGCTGCGTCGATCGATGTTCGGCAGATCGGCGACTTCGCGGCATCGCGCCCGGCACAAGCAACCATCAACATTGCGTAGGAGAAAGTGATGAACGGCACGCCGAGGTTCGGCCTTCCGTTCCTGAGCGCTGGGCAGGCGCAAAAGGAATTAGTGCATAACGAGGCGCTTCAGACGCTTGACTTCCTCGTCGCGGCGGCGGTCGAGGAACCGCCGCGCACGTCTGCCCCTGCAAGTCCGTCGGAAGGTTCCTGCTACATTGTGGCGGCAGGAGCGACCGACGAGTGGCTAGGGAAGGACGGATCGCTGGCGGCATTTATCAGCGCTGGTTGGCGGCATGTGGCGCCGGCGGAAGGAATGAGCGCCTGGGTCAAATCGAGTGGTATTCCAACGGTTTACCGGTCGGGGGCCTGGGAGCTGGGTACCGTGCGCGGCTCAAGCCTAGTCATCGACGGGCAGCAGGTTGTCGGAGGTCGTGCAGCTGCTATCGCTTCTCCCGCAGGTGGAGCGACGGTCGACGCAGAAGCGCGAGCGGCCATCGCGGCGGTGCTCGTGGCAATGCGTCAGCACGGCCTCATCGAAACCTAATAAAAACTGGCAGCGCAACGACTTACTGCCGCAGCCGCGGAATACTGCGGCATTTCGGCAACAGGTCGAGCCAATCCCCTTCTTGCGCGGCAACCGGCGCTCTCATAATGTGCGCCAGCGGTTCAATGTTAGAACGCAGTTGAAAGGGGACAAATATGCGCAAGCTGGCCATTGGAATGGCGCTCGCATCGACGTTGCTGGCGACGCCAGCGTTCGCTCGCGACCACTCGGGATATGTCGGCGGCGAAGTAGGCGTAATGTGGCCCGAGAGGCTCTTCCTCGACTTCGACGGTATAGATCCGTTTGGCGACGGCACCGCTACGCTCCAGGTTCATGACGCGGTCATCGTCGATCACAAGACGGGATGGGATGCCGATCTTATCGCCGGGTACGACTTTGGCGCATTCCGTGCAGAAGGCGAGCTTGCCTACAAACGCGCCGGCCTCGACACCGCCACCATTGATACGAGGCTGAGCGACGCAAATACCGCGGGACCGTTCGATCTCGACGGCCACGTCAGCGTCCTTTCCGGGATGGTCAACGTGCTGCTCGACTTCGGCGACGACGACGGCTGGTCGGCCTATATCGGCCCCGGCATCGGTTATGGCCATATCAAGTACACGCTCGACGCACCGGACGCCGATTTCAGCGACTCCGCGAGCGACAGCGGCGTTGCCTGGCAGGTCGTTGCGGGCATTCGTAGGGCGGTTACCGCGAACCTCGACGTCGGCCTGAAGTATCGCTTCTTCAACATGCACCGGATCGACCTGGGCGAAGGGACGGATCACTTCCGTGGTCGCTTCCGGTCGCACAGCCTGTTGCTGAGCCTGATCTACAACTTCGCGGCTCCGCCGCCTCCGCCGCCTCCGCCGCCGCCTCCGCCGCCGCCTCCGGCGACGCAGACGTGCCCGGATGGC